TTAAAACAACAGGTCAATATGTTGGAAGAAGAACGATATAGGTATGATGCCAGACCAAATATACAACAAGACTTGTATCGTGCGCGAGAAGAGTTAAAATCGTTTGTCTCTAAACTTAGAATGAACGGAGTTAAAATATGAAGCGTTTCACAACTGTCGAAAAAGAATGGTTAGGGTACAAGCGCAAACTAGCATACAACAATATGAAGGTGTCGTTATCAAAAGCACCGTGGGCAGAGGGAGAAGAACATGGAGAAGAATATGACGAAAAAGGAAGAGAAGGTATGGAATTACCTTCTGAAGAACAGACAAGCAGAAAACGCCGAGGTAGCAAACGCGTGTGACGTTGACATACACTTTGTGAAAAATCTTATATCGCGGATCAGTTCAGAAAATTGGAGAGAAGAAGTGTCTATAACGCCAACGTGGGATCGTGCAAAAGTGTTAGACACAGCTAAAGGTTACGTCACGAAAGATCGTGCAGCAGATCATGGCGACATGGAAGATAACTTTCAGCGCATCGCCGTATACTGGAACGCACACCTTGGACTAGTTGATTTTATAAAGACAGAGGATGTTGCAGCAATGATGGCACTACTAAAGATTGCTCGCATACATTCTAACCCCACACACATGGACAACTGGGTAGATGCTTGTGGGTATCTAGCTTGTGGTGGCGAGGTCGTCAGTAAGTAATGGACGTTTATACTTTAGACTTTGAGACTTACTACGCTCAAGATTACTCGCTGTCGAAGATGACAACTGAAGAGTATGTGCGTGACAAACAGTTTGAAGTTATTGGTCTTGCCATAAAAAAGAACAACAAAGCTACAAAGTATGTAAGTGATCCTGGTTTAATCAAACGTCTATTATCACACATAGACTTCTCTGACTGTGCTATACTTTGTCATAATACTATGTTCGATGGAGCTATACTTAGTTGGCACTACGGCATAAACCCAAAGGTATGGTTTGATACAATGTGTATGGCACGTGCCCTACATGGTGTGGAGACAAGTGCATCACTTAAAGCAGTAGCCGAACGTTACGGTGTGGGTGTCAAAGGCAACGAGGTTCACAACGCCAAGGGTAAACGCCGTGCCGATTTCACTGCGGAAGAGACTGCACGGTACGGTGAGTATGCCAAGAACGATGTGGATCTGGCTTACAAATTGTTTAAGCTGATGGGGGCTAAGTTCCCACGTAGCGAACTAAAGTTGATAGATCTGACCCTGCGTATGTTTATTGAGCCTACACTTGATCTGGATCTTGGACTGTTAGAGCAGCACCTTGAGGATACGAGAGACCGTAAGGACAAGTTGTTACGTGATGCAAACGTCACTGACAAGAAAGACTTGATGTCTAATCAGAAGTTTGCAGACATGCTACGAGATCTTGACGTAGAGCCGCCCATGAAAATTAGTCCGACAACAGACAAGCAGACCTACGCCTTTGCGAAGTCTGATGAGGACTTCAAAGCCTTGCAGGAACATGATGACGACAGAGTGCAATCGCTAGTAGCTGCGCGTTTGGGTAACAAAAGTACCCTTGAGGAGACACGTACAGAGAGGTTTATAGGTATATCTAAACGTGGTCTCCTTCCGGTTCCAGTTAGATACTACGCTGCACACACAGGTAGATGGGGTGGGGCTGACAAGATTAACTTGCAGAACTTGCCGAGTCGAGGACCGAACGGTAAGAAGCTAAAGAAAGCAATTATCGCACCCGAAGGACACACGATTGTCGAAGCTGACAGTTCACAAATCGAAGCGCGAGTGCTCGCGTGGTTTGCAGGGCAAGACGATTTGACTGCTGCGTTTGCCAATGGCGAGGATGTATATGTTAAAATGGCTGCACGTATATACAACTGTGAAGAAGAGGACGTAACGAAAGACCAACGCTTTGTTGGTAAGACCACGATCCTTGGTGCAGGGTACGGCATGGGTGCTGAGAAGTTTGGCATGCAGCTAAAGACGTTTGGGTTTGAAGTAGCACCGCACGAAGCACGGCGTATCATACAGATCTATCGTGACGCTAATTATAAAATAAGTAAGGTGTGGCGTGATGCTAACTTTATGATACAGCAGCTTGCTAACAACAGAGAAGTAATGTTTGGTCGCAAGGATATTATTAAAGTAGATGCGCGAAGCCAAGGTTTAGTACTACCAAATGGTCTTAGCATTTTGTACGAAGACTTGTATGCAGAGCAAGCCGAAAAGGGTTTGGAGCATAGCTATAAAACACGCAGAGGTCGCACTAGAATATACGGTGGCAAGGTAATAGAGAACGTGTGCCAAGCGATAGCTCGTTGCATTATAGGCGAACAAATGCTAAGAATTAGTAAGAAATATAAAGTGGTGTTGACCGTACATGACTCGATTGTATGCAACGTACCCGATGCTCAGGTAGCAGAAGCACAGGCATACGTGGAGAGTTGTATGAGAGAAACACCCGATTGGGCAACAGGTCTGCCAGTGGACTGCGAAAGCGGCACGGCAAAGTCATACGGAGACTGTGATTGAGCATAGCACCTTGGTCGTTTAGTAAAGCAAAAGCGTTTGAACAATGTCCTAAACAGTTTTATCACGAAAAGATCTTGAAGCAGTATCCTGTTAAAGAGACAGATGCCATGCGGTATGGCACAGATTTCCACAAAGCTTGCGAAGATTATATCAAATCAGAAGTACCTCTTCCTAAAAAGTTTGATTTTATACAGTCAACTCTTGATGCTCTTAACAGCAAACGCGGTGTTAAGATTTGTGAACAAAAGCTAGGCTTGACTGCTGACCTAGAGCCGTGTGGGTTCTTTGATAAACGTGTGTGGTTTAGAGGTATAGCTGACCTAGTAATCCTAGACGTGTTGGCAGGTGTCGCATGGGTGGTAGATTACAAGACAGGCAAGTCATCCAAGTACGCTGACAAAGGGCAGTTAGAACTGATGGCTCTAATTATATTTAAACACTACCCACAAGTAACGAAGGTCAAAGCAGGACTTCTTTTTGTAATAGCAAAGGGTTTAATAAAAGCTGAGTATGAAATTGACTCAGAACCAAATCTCTGGGAGAAATGGTTAGGGATATATGGTAAGATGGAAAAAGCATTTGAGGCAGAAGTATGGAATCCACGCCCATCTGGGTTGTGTAAACGCCACTGTCCAGTGCTTGAATGTGCTCACAACGGGAGAAACTGATGCCCTATACTAAAAAGAAACGTCCATATAAAAAAGAATACGAGCAACAAAAGAAACGTGGTGAACACGAAGATCGTATGGAACGTCAACGTGCTAGACGTAAAATGGACAAGAAAGGCGTAGATAAGAATAAAAACGGTAAAGCCGATAAACGAGAAGGCAAGGACATTGCCCACAAGAAACCGCTAAGTAAAGGCGGAAAAAATAAAGACGGTGTAAAAGTACAAAGCCGCAAAAAGAATCGTGCAGCAGGGGGTGCGATGAGCAGCCCTAAAAAGAAACGGTAGTTTAACACTACCACGGAGAACAACATGCAGGTCATTAATGGCAAGGCGTTATTGCTAAAGGTAAGAAACCCAAAGCAAGTAACGGCGGTCATACCAAAAAGTAAGGAGTTGTCTATGAACGAAGTCGTCGTGAACTGGGGGCTTGACGAAGCCCATACTCTGCGGAGTTTAAATATAAACGTACCGTCACCTATTACTAAACGATACAACTGGCCTGGTCAGTATAAGCCGTTCGATCATCAAAAGACTACATCATCGTTTATGACTATGAATAAAAAGTCTTTTTGTTTTAACGAACAGGGCACAGGCAAAACCGCATCTGCAATATGGGCTGCGGATTATCTAATGACACAAGGTAAAGTAAGGCGCGTGTTAGTAGTCTGCCCCCTATCTATAATGGATTCGGCATGGCGTAACGACTTGTTCTCATTTGCTATGCATCGAACTGTAGATGTAGCACATGGTAGTAAAGAGAAACGCAAGAAAATTATAAATAGTGGGGCTGAGTTTATAATTATAAACTACGATGGCGTAGAGATTGTCAAAGATGAGATAATCAACGGTGGTTTTGATTTGTTTATCGTAGACGAAGCAACACACTACAAGAACGCGCAGACCAAACGATGGAAGACACTAAACAAAATAATCGGTGAGCACGATTGGTTGTGGATGATGACAGGTACACCTGCCGCACAAAGTCCAGTAGATGCATATGGTTTAGCTAAGTTAGTAAACCCAATGGCAGTGCCGAGATTTTTTGGTTCGTGGCGCGACATGGTAATGTGGAAGGTTACACAATTCAAGTGGAAACCAAAAGAGACAGCTAAAGATACTGTGTTTCGTGCGCTGCAACCTGCAATTCGATTTACCAAAGACGAGTGTCTTGATCTGCCTGACATGGTATATACTAAACGCTTTATCGAAATGACTGGGCAGCAGAAGAAATACTATGAGACTTTGCGTAAACGTCTTGTCATGCAGGTAGCAGGTGAGGGTGTGACTGCGGCTAACGCAGCTATAGCCTTAAACAAACTTCTACAGATAAGCGCAGGCGCTGTTTACACCGACGACGGTGACACGGTGCAATTCGATATTAAGAACCGTTACCAAGTTCTTAGAGAAGTTATAGACGAGAGCAGTAAGAAAGTACTGATCTTTGTGCCATTCAAACATACGATAGATTTATTGATAGGTAAGCTTACCAGCGACGGGGTAACGTCCGAGATCATACGAGGAGATGTTCCTGCGTCTAGACGTACAGACATATTCGCCCGCTTTCAGAACGACCCTGATCCGAAAGTATTAGTGATACAGCCGCAAGCCGCAGCACACGGTGTTACATTGACCGCTGCAAACACAGTTGTATGGTGGGGGCCAACATCATCGCTTGAAACATATGCACAAGCAAATGCACGTGTTCATCGTTCGGGGCAGACCCATAAGTGTACCGTAATACAGTTGGCAGGCTCTGCCGCAGAAAAACGTATTTACCGCATGTTAGATGATCGTATCAACATACACACTGAAATGATAAATTTATACAAAGAAATACTTGACTAAGTAGTATAAGTTATTATATGTCAGATATACAAGTATATAATGGAGAACATAAATGGCGGTATCAGTCGAAAGGCTTACAAAAGCCTACATCAAAATACGTGACAAGCGTTCGGAGTTGTCTGCCAAATTCAAAGAAGAAGATGGTGGTCTTGCTGAAAAACAAGACAAGATTAAACGCGCTTTGCTAGGGTATTGTAAAGAGCAAGGCGTGGACAGTGTGAGGACTCCTGCGGGATTATTCTATCGTACTGTCAAACAACGCTACTGGACAAGCGATTGGGATTCTATGTATGGCTTTATTGCAAAACATGATCTCCTTGAGTTCTTTGAGAAGCGTTTAAATCAAACCAATGTACGACAGTTTATAGAAGAGAACCCTGAGTTAATTCCTTCAGGTCTCAATGTAGACTCGGAGTACGTCATCTCTGTGAGGAAAAAATGAACGAAGAAACTCCATATACCAACATCAATAAGGTTGCAGACTATTTTCAAGTATCTATTTCAACCATCCGTAAGTGGGTTAACAACGGGTACATACCCAATAGTGCCTACATCAAAATCGGCGAGGTCTATAGGTTCAGATTAGACGATGTAGAGTCCGCGCTATCAGAAGCAACCAAGACAGGAGAAGCTGAATAATGTCTGACACGGCATTTGCTAACGACACTGTGAACCAGATAACCTTGGGTGGGAAGCGTTTTAACAAGTCTGTTAACGGTGAGTTTATTGGTGCTATTGATAGTCCAGTAAACGTAATCATAGTGAATGCCGCAAAGTTGGCTCGTACCTATTACAAAGATGAGTACGATCCAAAAAGTCCATCTGCCCCGACATGTTGGTCGCCAGATACGCAAGTACCATCCGCTGATGTGCCGACAGACCAAATACAGGCTGCTCGATGTATGGACTGTCCGCAAAACATTAAAGGATCAAGTGACGGCGGTGGTCGCGCTTGTAGGTATTCTCAACGCCTAGCTATCCTTCTGGACGGGCAGATGGACACAATTTATCAAATACGAATCCCTGCTACCTCTATTTTTGGTAATGCAAAAGATGGTAATATGGGCATGCAGGCATATGCAAAATATCTTCATAAACACAAGACACAGTCCATAGCTGTGATGACACAGATGCGTTTTGATGATAGCATAGATTCACCCAAATTGTTTTTTAAGGCTATTCGTGCGCTTAAAGAGCAAGAGCTTCAGATAGCTTTGAAGCAGAAGAGCAGCCATGCGGCAAGCATTGCTGCGCTACAAACCGTAGTGCTCCCAAAAGAGGACGCTATAAATAAGTCTCCGTTTACAGCAGTAGACGGGTTTGAGTATAACAAAGGAGAAAACTAATGGCAGAAGCCAAACCTATGCACTTAATTAAAAACGTTACAGCTATGTATCCGCGTCTGGATCAGACTTACAGATTCGACAGAAGTATCCCACCGAAAGGTAAGACTGTACCTTGCGGCCCAACGGAAGAAAATGCGAAGTTTGAAATGGACTTCTGCATGACCGAAGCGCAGGCAAAAGAATTATATAAAGCTATGGTAGCTGTATATAAGGAAGAGGCATCTGCGGACTGGCCTGCTATGCCTAAACACACAGACGTGTTTGAGATAGATATGGACGGTGGTTACATCGGTTCTGTACAACTAAAAGGTCAATATAAAGGCAAGGTAACAGAACCACCTTTGCATGTAGACGCAAAGAACAGGAAGTTA